CTTCCGTAGTCGTTGTAGATTCCTGAGTTGTCGTCGGAGCCTGTGTTGTTGAAGTTATTTCAGTTGTTGTAGTTTGAGGCTCTGTTGTAGTAGTTATTAACTCAGTCGTTGTAGTTTTGGGAATAGTAGTTGTTGTACTAGTTGTTGTACTAGTTGTAGTGGTGCTTGTTGTCGTTGTTGTGCTTGTTGTCGTTGTTGTGCTTGTTGTCGTTGTGCTTGTTGTGGTGGTGGTCGTCGTGGTAGTTGGTACAACCAATGGATTTGGCTCATCTGTTCTTGTAAAAGATTCGGCAGGAATAAGCTCATAATCCCCGTTTATATCCCAATAAAGTTCTACCCATGCACCCCCGCCATTTTCGTAGAACCATAGGGTTATTTCTTTAGGGACACCAGCAATAAAAGAAATCGGTGCTGTCGGAGTTCCACAGCAACCCTTGTCATACCAGTTATCATCAACCAGTACACCGTCAAGGTATAGTTTGGTTCCATCATCAGCAGATGGATAAAAAGAAATATCTGTTGTTATTGGTGATGTAATATACCCTTCATATTTTACAATGAAGTCTTCATACATCTGAAACATTGGCTGGGAGTCGAAATCTTGATTTATTCGCTCAACAATTGTTGTCCCTACGGATGGACGACCAGATTCGGTAGGAAGATCGGGAGAACCGTTATACCAGTAGTTATCGTAAACGGTAACATTAAGACCAGATTGGAATTCCGCTTGTGCGGGAGGGGCAAACCAAGCAAATGCCGATACGAGAAATACGATCCAAGAACCTTTTCTTAACCTTATCTTTCTCAATTACATCACCAATTAATTTTAATTGATAATGCATTTTAAAGATTATTTTATAAGAAATGTTTTAATATTGCAGTAATAGCCAGAAGTACCCAAACTGCATTAAATAAAATAATTGTTGGTAAAGTTTTAATAGTTGAAGACCATATTAGGGCTATGCTGGATACCAGAGCAAGTATATATAACCACCACCATTGATGCCCAAAAATTAATCCAGGTATAATAATAGTCAATTTTGTACCAAAGCCCCAGGCTTCAACTATATTTGCACCTGTCCAATATCCCTTTTTGGACATTGTTTTTATAGCTTGCAAAATTTTTGAAAAGAATATTTTAATTTTTTTCATTTTTCTTTATTTTTTTTATAAAAGATAAAATAATTAAAATACTAATTGTTATTACGGCCATCCCCCTGAATGAATTGACGAGCTCTAGCTCAAATGATTTCATTTTGCCTGTAAATTGATTTGTTGATGTTAAATTCAACATTGAAACTGTTAACCATAAAGACACAGACAATATTGCCCAAGTCAAAACTGTATAAATGAATACCACTATCTTATTTTTCACTTCATTAATCCTTATCTATTAAATTTAGGACCAGACACCGTAGCCCGATCAACATGTCTATTATACGGCCAATAATCGCTTGGCGCGTAATGTTGCACAGAAAAATTGTCCCAAATGACCATTTGTGGATATTTCCATTTGTGTCGATATTGTATTTCTGGCGTTGAAGCAAGGGATGACAAATGATCTATTAAATAAATAGATTTTTTTTCATCTATTGTATTTATCTTGGATGTAAAATTTTTATTAATATAAACAAATTTTTTATTTGTTATTGGATGAGTTGGAAATACTGGATGCTTAACTATTGGATATTTTTTTTGCATTTCCATCATTTGTTCGTTTGAAAAAAATGAACCAAAAGAAAGTAAAAAATCATGTGACGCTTCTAGGCCATTTAAACAATTTTTAATTTCATCATCAAGCATTTCATATGCAGCATACATATCAGCAAACAATGTATCGCCTCCATACTCTGGGATATTTATGCAATTCAATAATGCATACATTCCTGGATTTTTAATCCATGTAAGATCATTGTGCCAAATATTTTCATAGCCTCCAGAGTTTTTATCTCTAATAAAGGAGATAATTTTTTCATTACCAGATGATGGAATAAAGGGGTGTTCCATCACAGGACCAAGGCATTCGCTAAATTCAGCGTGTTGTTTTTGTGTTATTTCAAAACCATCTATGACTATGACTTTATAAAGAGATATTGCTTTTTTTAATTCATATAGTTGTTCATTATTTATTTTTTTTCTTAAATCTATCCCTTTTATATTCGCACCTATTGTTACTCCGAGCATTTTTGCTTCAATTGTATTCCATTTGATGCTCCTAATGTATTCAGCCTCTTCGGATAGATATTTATGAGGGCCAACATAACAATTATCTAATCTAAGCATTGAGTTAGAATAATTTTTTGTTCCGTCATTTTTTTGATACATTATATTTGCCAATCTTTTAAATGAACAAGTTCTTCATCTAAAATTTTATTAGATTTATCTATATTAATATTAATACCAAAATTAATAATTTTATCAATAATAAAATCTTTATTTTTTGACCAGTCATCGTGATTTAATAAACAAGTTTTATTATTTCCAAGAATACTTGATGTGTGAAGCCAGACTAGCCATTCTCTCCATTTTGTAATTTCTTCAAGAGAATTTGTTTTCAATTTCCAAACAGTACTTTCAGCAGTAATTTCTGGATTTCTAATATTTATTAAGAATTTGCAATTTGGAAATACTGTAGCAGTAAATTTTATAAGATCCAGTGCCCCTTCATCACCCAGTTCATATGGGGATATAAAATTTTCTTTCCAACCAATTATTTTTTTATTTTTTGGTGGAGAAATTATTTTTGTAGTAATTGTTTGAATTAAATCAAATTTTAATCCTTCAATATTTATATGATTAGCATGAAATGCTGGATTTCTGTCATCATCCACTTCTAGATAATTAAATATCTCAGGTAGATCGTACTTCATATATTCCATATTTTTTATAAAACTATAAATTGAATTTATTAAACCTAGCTTTTCACCACTGATAAATACATCATCAGAAGTATTCAAAACTCTTTGTATCACGGTTGAACCGCTACGGGGGTATGACAAAGGAATTAGAAAGTCCATATCAATAAATTATTTCATGACCATAATGGTCTAATGGTACTCTATTCCCATTAACATCTAAAACATAGCTCATGGCAAAAGTGCTACAAATATATTTATCATCACTTACGGGTATCTCTGCAATATGCGGGTGCGTAAAATTTGCTGGAAATACGGATGCTCTACCCTTAATTGGTTTTACGGTATAGTTTTGAAGTGGAAATTTTGTACCTCCACCTTCTTTTACTGTATTTAAATATATAACTATACCTAAAACTCTTTGATACATCGGATAGGGAGTATATGCACCACCATCACAATGCTCTTTGTAAAATCCTTGATTTTTATAATACCTTTGAAGCTGATACCCAGTATCAAATGGTTCAAACCATGAGCTTAATTCGTCTTTAAATTCTTCCATGTAAGAACTAATTAATTTATTTACACCAATAAATAATATTTTATCAATTTTTGCCATTATTGAAATTTCTTCGTCAGTGTATATTGATCTATCACCGTTTGTAACAATGTGCAAATCTGTAGTTTTTTTAACTGTTTGATCTACGCCCCCTACGGTTTTTCCAAGAAAATGGAAATTACATAACTGTTCATAAGAATCTATTATATAATCACAATCTTCATCTGAAATCAAAGAGTCATAAAGACCTATGGCCGAACCTTTGCCTTTAGGAAAAATCATTATTACCTTTTCTTTTTTTTCAAATCTTCATCTATTTTTAACTGTAATTTTCTATAAATATTTTTTCTAGGATTATTAGCAAGATACATATCGCCAGTGCCTCTTCCAGCATAGCTAGGAAACATTGTTTCATTTCCAAAAATAATCTTTGATATCTTATCTGATCTTTTGAAAGGAACTATTTGGTACATTGGAGTCCCTACTGGAATTACAAATTCTTCTCTTGTCTTAATAAATAAAACAATATTTATATGATGATAATAATCAGTATGAACAACTCCTGGCATCACATCGTAATTTGGATTTGGTTCAAGACTCATTGGCATTATTAAAGAAGAGTAACCTGGTGCTGTTTTATACAACCAAGGAGTAACTAGCTTAGGGAAACCTCCATTTATTTCTCTGTTCGATGCAAATGGACACGAATCTGTCACAGACCAAGCAGGAAAGCCTTCAATATTAAAATGTGGTGCCGAATGGGATGGCTGGTCAAGCTTTATCTCAAAATCATTTTTATTATTTGAAGGTCTAATATATACATTTGTCCATAATGGAATAGTTACGCCTAAAGAAACATAGTCAAGTGTTCCGTAGCATCTTTTGATGCCGCCAGCAATTTTTGCCTGATCCTTCCACCAATCGGGCAACTTTGTACCACTAATATATGGTTCACATTCAAGAATTTGATTAGTAGATGGTACAACTAATATTTCATTCTTTTTTACTTTTGGTAAATTATGTATTAATGGATTTATTTTATTTATATAACGCTTTGAGTGCCTCAGCATGTCCTATCATTCCGTGATTTGATTGTTCAATTATTAAATCATCAATTATAGAGCTAGTCAATTCCCTTCTACCAAATAGCTCTAACACATTGGAAGAATTTTGTTTTTTCAAAAGCCCCTGTCCTTGTGCAACATGCCAAAAATGAGGAGCATGGAAAAGTTCAAAGTTGTTAGCACAAATATCACCTAAAACTGGCGGTCTTTCGTTCCAAATATCTATTAAATTTTTTAAGTAATCGGGAATTTTCCAATTTTTTTGATCGTTCCAAAAATCGCTGTCTTTTCTATCAGACATATAATGAAGGCGAACCATTGAGACTAAATTTTCCATCATTATATTCATTTTTGAATTATGATAGTCTGCCATTTTTTTATTATTAATTTGATAACCAACCAAGTTTTGAACAGCACTTCTTACTTGTTGTATTGTGGATCCAATACTTGTAGCTTCTAGTGGTTCGACAAATGAAGAAGCCAGACCAACTGATATTACATTTTTATACCATTGTTTTCTTAAAGATCCAGCGCTAAAATTAATAATTCTTGGTGATTCAATTTTACAACCTAGAAGATTCGAGAACTCTTTTACTGCATCTTCTTCAGTTATATATGCATCACTAAAAGCATACCCGTTTCCCCTTCTTTCTTGCGTAGGTATTTCCCAAACCCATCCGCTACTTAGGGCTGTAGCTTTTGTATATGTATTAATTATGCCATCTTCACGACTTGAAGTTGGAAAAGGTATTGCTTTATTAATTGGTAAAATATCAGAATAAGAATTCCATTCAGTATTTTCAATTGACGACATCAAAATTCTTTTAAAACCAGTTGCATCAATAAAAATATCTCCAAATACTAGGAAGTCATTATCTAATGTAATACTATTTATATGACCTTGTTCTGAATTTGTATTTACTTTTAATATTTTTGCATCTATTTGATTAATTCTTCTTTGACCACATAGTTTATGAAAATATTTATTTAATAAAAATGTATCAAAATGGAATTGATTAGTTGAAATGTGAGGATTATCAGCTCTTACTTTTCCAGTAAAAAGGCCTAGCGATGCAGTATAGTCTGTTAGGAGCATGGACTTTTCATTAAGAGCATTATAAGTAAGAAACGTATCAAAAAGCTGTAATCTATCTCCCCCCTGAATGCTATGAAAATATTCTGGAGTATGGTTTGTCCAATTTATAAATTTAATTCCATATTTGTGAGTAGCTTTTGTTTCAGTCAGCATTTCAGCTAATGGAATATTGCATATGTCCATAAAAATACGCCAATGCTCTGTAGAGCCTTCGCCAACACCAACAATACCCAAGTCACTTGAGTAGACAAGATCTATTTCAACATTCGGAAAGGCTTGACGTATCATTAATGCACTTATCAGGCCAGCCGTTCCGCCTCCGCAGACAACAATTTTTTTAATCACAAAATTCCTATCGTTATTCCTGTTCCTACTGGCAAATGACAAACAGATTTGCATTTTTCATTCAATAAATTATGTACATTGTAAGATAAAGATTCTTGGGATTGATATAATCTTCCTTGGTCTGAAGAACCCGGGATAATAATTAATCCATTATCAGCAGTTGAATTAATAATTGAATTTAATAATAATAAATCAAATGAAACATAATCAAATCTAATTATAGATGCATCAAAAGTTTTTACAAATTCGTTATTTATAAGAGATTGGTGAGTAACTAAGTTAATTTCAGGTATTTTGTCTCCAAAAAATATGTTCGCATATTCTGTTTGCTGAGTATTTAATCCATACAGAGCCTCTGGCTGAACAGAGGCCATGGCAGCAAAATTAGTAAAAGCACTTCCTATAAAGATAGATTTTGATTTATTAGACAATAAAATTGATTCAATTATAGAAACATTAATATGTGTTAGTGCTTTGAACATTGATACATGAGAGTGTGCTCCAAGATAGACTAATTCAGATCTACGAAATTCTTCTTCCGTTATTCCCTTTGATGCTTCATAATTTTTAATTACATCTTTAGCAAATGAGACCATTTGATCTTGATCAATGAAATCAGTCCACAAAGATTTAGTAACAGATGATGAAATATTGTTTATATTTATACCAGAATCAATTTTTTTTACAGATTCAAGTCTTACATTGTATTGATCAGACATTTACTTCTCCAGCAACCATTATCATAGCCCTAATAGAGTCAATGGCGGTTAAAACAGATCCAGGCATTAAAAGTTTTTCAGAAATTTGTTGTTTTGCAAGTTGCCATTCTTCTGCAGAATTTGGTAATTCTGATATATCAAATGATTCACAGATACCAGCAAGCACTTCTTGCATATATTCATTATGAAGTTCTTTATTTATTTTCATTAATCAATCCTTTTTCGTCATTTGTAAATACCGCAGATGACACCATGTAGAAACAGTATGGTATTGTAGCGTCACCAAACATAAACATCCCTTCTTCTTCGTTATATTCTGGCTCTTCATTAGGGTTTGCCATAAAATCTCCTATTATTATTTAAACCAAGTCACCATTGAATATTTTATACCATTAGTCACTGGATGTGCTATATGGGAATAGGCATAGCTTGATGGGAAAAATATCACACTTCCAGCTGTTGGTTTTATTTTACAATCAAAATATGGAAATTCTAGTTCCCCGCCTTCGTATTCATCGTTTAAATAAGCGACCATACTCATTTGTCTGCCGTTTACGGAATCCGCATCAGCATGAAAATGATATTCTGCGCCTTCTGAATAGCGCAGAACTGCAAAACCTTCATCACTATTTAAATGAAGCTTGTATGAATCTCTATAATCCCATACTAATTGATTTATCTTTTCCCAAATTTCTAAAAAAGATTTTTTAATTTCTTCTAGGTTTTCTACTAGCTCTTCCTGAGTAGTTATTGGTTGTAAAGACATTGACATGGATGATCTATATTCTGAAACAATTGATTCATTATCTCCCCCACCGACAGTTGAACGTTCCCAAGAAAGACGGGGCCAATCTGTTTTTGACTCCTGAATAATTAGATCAAGGAAAGATTTGGCATCATAAACATTTTCATAATAGTTAACGCATGGCATCGGATTTGAAGTTTTCATAAGACACCAAACATATTACTATAGACAACATTTTCAGATACAAAAATATTGTAAATAATCGTGCCTTTTTCTTCTGGTCTGATTGAAAAAGAAATCATATGTTTTTCTTTAATATTTGGTTTTATTTTTATTTTTTCTTCTGAATTTTCATATGAATATTCCAGATAGCAATCTAAATTTGTTAAATCAAGAAACTCATCTTCATAAAGAGCACCAAATATAAACCCAGCTCTGATTGATTGAGCACTTTGTGATCCTTGTTTAATTTCTGGAATATGCAGCACTTGCACTTTTGTTTCATCAAAATCCAAATCTTGAAAAAATTCTGCTCTACCATGAGTGATAGGAATTTGATGCTCAACAGCTAGATTTTCTCCAGCTTCAACTTTTTCTGATAGTGGAACATATACAGTACGAATCATCACTCATTATTCAGTTCTTCTAATTTAGAGTTCATTAAATTAATAGTCTTAGATGTATGAAGAATTCTTTCATAGTGGAATCTAGTATTGTTTATAGATGGATCATTGGTTTCAAGAATAGCCTCTATATTTGATAGATCAGTCTCTGTATCAAAGATGTCAGGGTCAATGCCCACCATCGCCAAACTATGAGTTAAATCAATTTGATTAACCTCTAGTGTTTGCTCATAAACACTCTTTTTTCTTTCTTTAGAAATATTTACCTTCATATGATCTCCAATAAATTATTGATTTATAACAACCACTTGCAAACCAGAACCACCATTGTATGAGGTGTCTCCAGACGTTGGTGTGTATGTAGAATTTCTAAGAGTTACAGTGTTTGCAATAGAGTCTGTAACGACAAGTATACCACCATTTCCACCAGCTTTACCACCAGTGCCAGCGGTTGGTGCAGTTGGGTTAATTGGACCACCTGCTCCAACATTTCCAGCATTTCCAGTATTTCCTGGGTTTCCAGCTGTTCCTCCAGGACCAGCAACTCCACCAACTCCAGGAGCTGCTCTCCCACCCGCTGTTGGATATGCAGCATTTGCGTGTGGTGGATATTGACCTGGGTTTGAAGCAGGAGAGTTTCCTCCCGAGTTTGTATGCCCCGCATTGCCAGTTCTTGTTGGCCAGTTTGTTGGTGCAGCTCCTGCACCAGTTCCTGGGTTTCCTGCTGTTGCTAAAGTTGCGGCTGTTCCAGAAGTTCCTTTATATGAATAAGAATCAACTGTTCCAGATCCAATAATAGTTTTTGCTACAACCAAAACCACTGGACCTCCAGGACCACCAACTCCTTTAACACCGCCAGCACCATTGTTTGCTGCATTTCCTGCATTTCCTGGTAAACCCCCTGGACCACCTGCTCCATTGTTGCCATCATTGCCTTTTGCACCATCATTACCAGCTGGAGCATGACCACCAGGCCAACTGAAATGGTAATGCCATGAATGTGATGTTGGACCACCAATTAAACCAATATGGTATCTATTAACTCTATGGGCATGGTGGTAATAGGTATGATTGGGATTTCCTTTATGAACTGGTGTTTGATACGCTCCATGAGTTCCTGTGTTGTCATAATGGCCATGATGATTACCACCACGATATAAATATGCATGGCTATTTGTTGCATGAAAATTATTATGGCTATGACCATTAATATGGTAGTGATGACTTCCTGGACTTCCTCCAGGGGCATCGTAATGCCCATGGCCATGGTATTCAGTTGGTGGAGCACTATTTCCGCCATAAACTCTTATTTGATAATAATCATCATAATCCCAAGCCTCTGCAACATGGTTAGTATATGTGTGAGGAACTGGTGTATGATGGTGGTCTCCTCCGCCGTGATGTGCAGGTCTAGTATGTGTATTTGTCCAACCGCCAACAGCGTGTCCACCTTGAGCAACACCATTGTTTGCATGTCCTGATTTGCTTGGCCAGTTTGCTGGCGCAACATTTGCACCAGTTCCTGCGTTTCCTGGATTTCCATGGGTTCCAAGTCTTCCAGGCCAATCGGTTGGAGCTGTATATGTTATACCATTCGTTCCGTCAGAACCATATGCTCCACCAAAAATTGAAGACCATCCTGTATTAATTGATCTAACAGTTCCTGTCAAAATAGATTGTATGTCATAAAGCTGTTTTGCAGTCAATGCTGAAACTGTTGATCCAGGAGTTGCTGCGCCTATTGCATTTGTTAAATTACCAGTAGTTCTTCCTTGTTCAAGCGTTCCAGAAGTTGCGGAACCTGGAGAAGCTACGTCTGGACCATAGCTTCCAATTGCTCCATTTATTGTTAATGTTCCTTTAACAAAGACTCTAAAGCCATAAGTTAACAATCTGCCGCCCGAGTTGATTGTTAAATTATTATAATACATGTCTCTTGTTATTTGACTTGTTACACCGTTTGCGATTGTGACATCACCATCGCTTCCGCTTCCATATACCTCGTCATTTCCAATTTTTTGTTGATAATATGAAGCCCCTCTTTCTGGGATCCTCGCAAGATCTTGAGTCATTTAAATCACCTGTATTATATTTACAGTGCCAGCATTTGCTCCAGTCACATCCGTTGTAATTGGACTTGTTAATGATGCTGTTGATGTAATTATTAGAACAACACCACCTCCTGCTGGAGAGGTTCCTGGTGCTCTAAATGCTGGAGGCTGACTTGGATACGTAACAAAACTAGTTGGGTCTCCAGTTACAATATATCTTGCAGCAACGATAACAACTCCACCACCCGCTTGGTTTGTCGATCCAGCACCGCCCCTAAGCCATGTAGGGCCGCCTCCAGAGGCTGTAATAGAGTATCCATTAACGGCCTGCTTAGCCTGTTTATAATAGTTTGAACCGCCAGTTACTGCTGTCGGTGCTGTAGCAGTGTATGTTGCGGTAGCGCTTCCTCCCAAACTATGGGTTACCGAAGTGTTCGCTGCGCCGCCGCCATAAACAGATCCAGTTCCAGAAAAGCCAGTATTAAATCCAATATATGAAACTGCATTTAACGTTAAAATATTTTTTACAAAAAGTCTATATCCATTTGTATCTATTCTAACGCTTGAATTTACAGTTAAATTATTAAAGTAATAATCTCTTTGCATTGTATATTTTGTTACTGAAAAAGATGTGCTATTAAAAGTATCAGTAACAGAAGTAGGAGTTGTATTAGTACCTAAGTCAGAGCCAGCTCCGCTATATGTCGAAGAACCTGCTGTAGAAAAAAGGACAGCATCTCCATCCATACCAGTTCCATAGACAGAATCTGCGGAATCCAAAAATCCCGCAAGGGTATTTGCGGTTGGATATCTGGCTATAGCTGGCATTATGTTTCCTCTGTTCCAAAAACTGTTAAATTAACTGATGAGTTTGCACTTGTATATACAGTCAATTGATCACTATTTGTCGCACTGGCGGCAGATCCGTTATTTGTTAATACCATCGAACAAGCAAATGCCAATGTTTCATTTGCAGCAAGAGTTACATTACTCAATATTTCATGAGTATTAGCCTCTGTAACGCCCAGTGGTTTAATACGAACACTTGCAGTTTTAGAAGATCCAGTTGTGTTTGTCAATACAATTTGTTTTATAACAGTAGTTGTATTTGCTGGAACCGTATATACCGCAGTAAAGACCGTAGAAATTTGTGTTGGGCCAGCTAGTCTTTTTGCATATAATGCCATTAGACGACCTCCATTAATAATCTAATATAATTGTCTCTAACTGTGTTGGTATTTTTCCACAAGCTAGAGGATGTGTATTCCAAATGTTGCCCAGCGGTTGGAGACAAAATTTGCGCATCGTGGATTTCATCAAGTTCATATCCATTCTGTGCTCGAACATATAGAACACCATTGTTTGTATTTCTGGCAACAACACCAACATAGACAAGATGATTTGGTGCATACGGTTTTGTGCTTGTCATACCGCCAGCAGTGTTTGATAAATAAAGAGTATCTCCTGGAGAGTAAGACGATAGATCTATCCCAAAAACATAGCCTTGTGTTGTCACAACTCCATCAGAGTTTGATGCTATATTTGCAGCAACAATACCTAAAGTTTTTGCAGATGTAGTGTCAGAATCATTTTTTGCTCTTTTTACAGATGCACGGTCGCCTTGGGCTCCAAAAAGATAAACAACTTCGCCAACAGTCAATGTATTTGCTTCAGCATTTCTAACGTAGGTAGTTACTGTTACTTCACTATTTACCCAATTTGTTCCATCAAAATTCAAAACTTGGTTTTGTGTAGGGGTTGTAATTACAACGTCCTCTATTTGATCAAGAAAGCTTACGTCATTTACTGACTGAAAATTTGGCATTACGCTATGTACTCCACGCCGCTAATTGCAATTGTAGTATTTGCAGCATTGCAGTAAAGCACTGTATTCGCTGGCATTACAATTGCAGTGTTATAAAATGTTGTATTGTTTGCCAAAACTGTCATATTGCTAATAATTTTATTATTATCAGTAGCAATAGCATCTGTTGGTCTCAATAAATGTATATTACAAGTTTTATTTGCAGAAGTAGTATTGCAAATATTTATATTCTTTATTATTGTATAGGAATTTGCTACTGCATTTGAAGTATATGCATTAGATCCAATACCTGGTGCTCCCAGATACAATAATTTTGGTGTTAAAGAAGCCATTTTATACCGCCATCCATATATTTATTTCATTATCAAAAGTTGTTGTATTCATGTCCTGTATTGCAACAGCATCAAGAACATGATCAACGCTACCACCGCTATTGTGAGAATTTGCAAATGTGCCATCATACCCTCTCTGTGCAATAGTAAACATATTGATATTTCTTGAACTTATTAATACTTTTTCTTCGTTTGCCTCACCTCTGCTTAATACAACAACAAAAGGATTTCCGCTATTTCCAGTTGGAAAAGTAGAACCGTCAACGACACTGAAAAAGGACGAAAGGCTGTTTAAAGGTCCAGTGAGCGTTGTTACTACCACAGATCCAGCAAATTCTCTTCTTTCTGCCATTTTAACTCCATTAATCAATTGTTATATCAAGATCACCTGATGCAATTCTTAAAATATCTCCCGCATCAAGTGCTTTATTTGCAGTAAGAGTTCCCCAAACAAGAAGATTTCCAGTAGTAATTGAATCAAATATACCAACAGCAACAACTGTACATGCAGGCATGTTATTAAAATCTATATTAGCAGTATTTGATGTTGCTCCAGATGATGCAGCAGTAAACGTTGCTACCTGTCTTGCATAAGAACCACCGCTAACCTCTGTTCCACCACCAGTATCGCTTGGAGCAGCTGTATAGAGCGCTACATAAACCGCTGCTGGTTTTGTATAAGTAGTAGTTCCTAATATATGATCAAGAACTTTATTTTCCAAATAATTGCTAAGATTTCCTGCCATTATTTATTCCTCCCTGGAATTAAAATAATCATCAACTTCTACTTGAGTTGGTAATCTAAAATTTTCCTGTTCAAGAAGAATATCTGCGTCAGCTTCTGGAACTTCTTGGATTCGATTATCTTTTGTAAATCTGAAACCATTTGAAGTATACGACGAACCACTTTCAAAATAAACAATTTTATAACCATCTTTTATTCCAGATGGAGCAGCAGCACTTTTTGCCTTTGTAGTTTTTTTAGCTGGTGCTTTTTTTACAGGTTTATCGGTAGCTTGATCAGACTCAGCTTCTTTTGCAAGATTTAAACTTGATGTTGTAATAATATTTTTATCAGCCATACAGAATATATTATCATATTAAATTAAAAAATGCGAGATGGGGAGATATTTCACTCCCCATCTTTCACACTTTAATTTAAATTTTAAATCAGAGCGAGCGCAACTTGACGTTCTTGGCAATAACATATGAATTAGCATTCTCAATGTTATTTGCAACTCTCATGAACTGAGTATACTCAATTGTGTCAGTCTTTGGCTTGAACTGACGGTACACTGTGATGTCACGATGGATACCAATAACTTTGTTATTTGGGAATGTTAATTCAACATAACCATGGCTACCCGCAGCACCTGAGTAGTCACCAGCAACTGTCTCTGGCATCAGCGGAACCTCAACCAGTGGAATACCGAATGGCGAGATGCCTGTTGAACCAGCACCGCCGTTGGCACGCATTGCCCCCTGAAGGAACGCTACGTCACCAATAGTAGAAGCTGGTGCTGGAGCACCCGCTGTAGCAGCTGTTGCCGAGTTTGGATTACCAAGGCTGTAAATTGTGTCCTGAACGACTCCCGAGCCTGAGAAGAACTTCAGCTCATTTCTGCGCTGCAGATACTTCGTTGGCAGGTTACGGAGAACTCTATCATAAGTTGCTCTTGAAACATTATTACCGCCTTCATCAACAACATTACCAGAAGCTCTAGCGAGCTTAACAAAGCCATCAAGAGCCTTAAGAAGACCGTTGTTTGAAGATGTGTTGCCATTGATGAAAAGATCATCCATGTCATTGGCTGTTTGACGAGCCATCACCTGAGCAATATGATCCTCAAGTGAGTTGCCCTCAATATTGTCCTCAAGGGACTCTGTTGAGAGAGCCCAGTCAAGGCGCAGCTTAACGGTGCTAAGTGAAACCTTGCTGAATGTGACAGCAGCATTTGTGCCATCATCTGTTGCCTCTGTTGCCTTTGAAAGCAAACGAGTACCAACCGACACTTTGTCGATTTCCATTTGTGGTGCGCGCATACGAACGACTCTTGCGTTCTGCATGAGCACTGATTGATCGATAACGAAATCAATGAAGCGATTTGCCTGCGTTGGCTTAAGGATACCACCTGAATCATTGCCGACAACGCTCGTTGTTACTTCGTTAGCTTTTGAAAGAATTTCTTCTTGTGTTGCCATTTTTCCTCCTAATTATGACTTGTAACCAAGAGCGTTAATTAAACCCTGTGGTAAATAAGTATTCTGCCAGACTGATGTTGACGACTTTGAAAGCTCTTCGCCTTCGGCATCATCGTCATCCTCTGGATCAACGCTTTTCTTGATAGCACCCGATTGTGCGAATGCATTAATTTTTTCCTGCTGCTCAGCAACTGTTTCCTCTGCCTGCTGCAGTTTTTCCTGAAGTTCGCTTGTGCTAACCTCAAAACCCTTTGTAATTGTGTCAATTTTTTCCTGAACACTGGCCTCAACCTCTTCTTTAATCGAAGTAGCGAAAGCCGACAGTTTCTCATCGACAACAGCACTCAGAGCATCTTTAAGGACATCAATATCCATGTCTTCCTCCTGTGTGTTTTCAGTAACTTCAACTGTAGAAATTGTTGAAGCATTTTGTTCTACATCCGGAACAAGCCAATTAACAAAGCGCTTCATCAGCGAAAGTTTTGCATCTTGTTCATTCATGTTAGAAACCTTATCATATTTTATATCATTTTGCAACGAATTGTCTTGCATTTTAACAAACTCGGTGTTATCCACTTTGCTCATAGCCTCTCTTAACAAAGAAATAAGATCTTCTGAGGTCATTTCTTCAGAATCATCTTCCATTTCATCCTCCTCTTCTTCCGTTGTAACATCTATGGACTCAACGCCGCCAAGAGAAGCATTAAGTTGCCAGCTCCACTTTTGATGCATATCAATTCGTTCTGCTATAAAGTTTGCAATACCTTGCTCATTTATTGAATTAGCAACATTAAAAGCATCTTTTAACATTTCAATGTAATGAATATTTTTTTGATAAAGATCGGTTGCAAGTTCTCTTGCATCAGTTGTTGCACTAGCGTCTTCAAACATTGCAGCGTCTTCCATTTCTGAAAGGGTCTGTGGGAATCCGCCAGATTTTCTTATATTTTCAGCCAACGGATCAACAGATCCATATGTATCTTCATAAATTTCACCGAAAAGATCGTGATATTCATTAAAGTCTGGGCCTTGAACATTCCAGTGCGCTCTATGGGCAGAGAAGTACAGAACAACAGTGTGAGCAAGAGTGTTTTGCAATGCTTTAATTAATTCTGGCTTTGCATCAAGGCTCTTTTTGATTTTCATTTGTTTTTTAGATCTCCTGTTTTTTGCCTTTCTAGGCATTTCTCCAACAAGAGCTCCTTGAGTTGGATTTTTAATACCCGCACCCATTGATGAAGATGTCACTGTTGAGTCTTTAATTAATTCTTCAGAGTCAATATTGATAAAATAATCCATTTCTTTATTAAGAATTTCTTCGTCTTCCAATATTAAATCATCAATACTTTTCTTTTTTACTTTTGCATATCTTTCAAGAAGTCTGCGTCCTTTTGCTGCAAGGGCAGCGGCATCTTGAGCGTTTTGAGGAACTGGTTCGCCCCAAGCGGCTGCAGAAAGTGCCAGTCTCGTTGGGCGACCTTTTTCGTCCTTCATGGGACCAGATGGGTTGGTAAAAAATCTTGTCAAGAAAGAGCCTTTACGTCTCATCTTTTCTGGTGTATCGGCTGCACCTTTAACACCAGGCTTTAAGTTTGCGCCTTCTGTTTGCTTAAAGTGTCTTCTACCAGCAGCAGTAAGACCACCTTTTGGATCTTTTAATGGTTGTTTAGCTTTCTCCAATTCTTCATCCAAAATATAGCTCAAGTCACCATCATCAGATCTTTTAACAATATCAACAACAGCTAATGCATTTGCAGGATTATCAACAAGACTCAATTCGCCTAATATGTATTTTTTAATAACATTAATTGATCGACCATTTGACATTTTTTCACTGGTTTCTGACTTTTCAAGAATTTTCCCACCAATTGAAAATGCTCTTAATGTTCCATCAAGAACTTTTTCCCATGTATTTTGCGCACCTTTTGATATATACGCATCAACTCTAAAGGCGTTGTAAACCTTGCCATCGTCACTTTTAATTTGAATTGGTTCATAATTAATAGCTTTGCCAACAGCAATTGGAGCATGCATTTCTCTTATATTTCCACTCCAGTTTTGAAAGGCTTCTTTAGAAGCTTCAAAATCTACAATATCGCCAGATTTATCTATATTATCTGCAGTAGCGATACCACTAACTATTCTTTGTTCCTTCTTGACCATATCAATTGGGAATGAAAGTATAAAATCGTTCATATAGCCTCGTAATTTTTTATTATACAATAAAATGTATATTATTAGCCAAGTGCATACACAGAAATATTTGTGTTGGCTGTCAAGATTTGAAAAGTTGTATAATCACCATCAATGATGTTATAGAAATGAGCCTCTGTCTGGCCATGACCAATTCTAATAGTGAACTTACCATTTAATTTAATATCACACATATTTAAATCTTGATTCATAAATGCAATTTGAGATGTATGACTGCCAATAGAAACAACGCCATTTGCGCTAGTAACATCTGGGTTTGAATACACCATTGTCTGACCTTCGGCCATTTAATTACCTCCATTATTTTGGGAATCTGAGGATGTTTGAGCATCCTGATTCTCACCGCGTTCTTTTTGATCTCCAGAACCCTGAATACCAGATGGTGTTTCTCCAGAATCACTTCTTGATTTTGGAGGATTAGAGGCATGATTATTATCATTCCCCATAGGCGCACCAGCCGAATCCTCTTGTTTTGCCTTTGTTGGATATGGCAAAACATCATCTCCATCTTTACGCTCTGGCAAGCCTATTCTTGCCCTAACTTCATTTGGAGATATAACCTCTGTTCTAAGATACCTATCATTAATTCTTGATTCAATATCTTCATCAATAAGATCAATTCTTTTCAATTTAAATTGTAGCAAATCAGTAAACTCTCCAACAACTCTATTAAGTTTTTTTTCAATAATAGATTGATCTGGCCCTATAACTTGCATTTTGAATGTCTTATCGGCATCCCTTGAAACTGCTAGGTTTGCATTATCATAGACACCAACTTTTGGAGCTGGCACTCTGTTTGCTACGAGAATTTCATCTCTATTTGATTTACGATATTTGTCAAATGATGCATCTTGTACACCTGCCTCAAGTTTTTCAAATTTGATATCAGCATCTGTACCTATTGATGCAGGAATTGGTATAACCAAAGTTCCATGATTCTTGCCTTTTACCTCATTTCTGAAGTAGTTAACAAGTTCTGTTTTTGACTTGGCGCTTAGCTTTGCGCCTTTAAGAATAACAGCATATCTTGGAATCGCTTTATTTTCGAAATAGTCAATATTGTATTCTTTTGCAAATTTATCACCAATGATTGCTGCAGCCGCAGACACAGAAGATGGAATCCCATAGTATGTACTATTTGGAGAATAAATTTTGAAATGAATTAATTCATTTGGTTTCGGGTCTTGATTTATTGGATCTGAAGTTTCTGTATCTTGAAAATTTCTAAAAAACACTGCCTGTATTTTATTACTTCTTGAAATTTGAACAAAGCCATCTCTTTTTCTTCTAACACGAACCAGAACGGCTGGAACATGACCTATGTAGCCAATTTTCCCAGCATTATTTCTTCCTATTTCAAGATACCCATTTCCTACAGATAAAACATCTTGCCATACTCTAACTAGAGTTTCTATAAGCGTTTCTTCTATATTTAAAGCCTCAAATATCTCATCAAGCTCTTCTTTCAAATCCTGATTAGACTTTCTAACTCTCTCAAGCTTTGCTGGATCATCCGAAGCTTTTTCTATGCGTCTTTTGGCTTTAAGTGTTTCTGTAAATTCATACCCAAGACCAACAGTATTCATAACTCTTGCATTTATTGCAGCATTATGAATTGCACTTTGATCATAAAGTTGTGCCAATGTGTCTAAATCATATGGTGGATTAATAATATCCCATAAAGAATATCCACTTATTGTAAATGGATCAATATATTTGCTTTTTGTCCCATCTTCACCTTCAAATTTTTTTTGAAGCCTTTGGGCTTTTCTTTTCATTTTTGGAGAAAGTGAATTTATATTTACTGAGGCGAACGGATCAGTTGTTTCTTTATCCATTCCATAAGCTATATACGAAATATCATCAAGTTCTTGTTCATTAGAATCTTCAACGACAGTCATCTTGTTCATAATTTACCTACTAAAATAGTCAATCAAAAAATCTTCGTATGGATCGGCAATTAATCCATTATTTAATCTCTCTGCTTGATCGTCTCTCTCTGAAGCAGAAACCTTACGGGCATTTGGAACCCATGTAGCATAGCCCTCAGTACTACCAGTCCAATATTTAACCGCTTCCGCAACACGCTTTTCTACATCTTTGTCATTCATCAAGCCCTCTGCGCAGAGAACACCATCGCCATCGCTTAACGGAAGACCATCTGGCATAATCCAGATACAGACACCAAAAGCCTGTGGTGGAACCCAAATATTTTTACTTTTGATAATATCTGACGACATAAATTAAAGTATACAGCAAAATTGTTAAAAAGTGGAGATTTTGTTATTTAATTGGACATGCGCCTGTCGCACAATCACCAAAGTCAACAAAATCTTTACCAGATGATTGCAAAGAAATTGAGAAATCTATTTTAGACAACAGCTTGTTGTACATTTCCTTAGAAATTTCTTCATAAGGCGGAAGAGGAAAGTTATGATCTGAATGAAGCAAAAAGGATACGCTCTTTATTGAATCATCATAGTTGCTCTTCAACCATTCTTTGATTCCAGCAAGTTCTTCTTTTTTATAGTAAACAGTAACCGATACTGCATTGTCTGCCCATACTGTTTGCATCTTTTTTACCCATTCAAGTTGAGCAATTGCTGTCATTTCAGAAACAAGAACGGCGTTTTCTGGCGACTTGCATGGAAACTCAACAACATAACGAGTATGGTCTTCTCTGCCATCCAGTCCAATGTCCCAAGTAACTTTGTAGCCTTTCTTTCTACATGCCTCAACAAGAGGATCAGCAGCGCCAAAACGGACTCTTCTAATATAATACTGAGCAAAGGCTGGGTGTATTCCAGGAGTTACGCCTGGAAGCAACGACAAAGTGCCAGATGGTTGCACCGTTGTAAGCCTTACCGATTTTGGCAGGCCATTTTCACGGCTATATTGTTCATCAAAATCCCTAAGTGCCTCATAAGCGGGGGAAAGCCAGCTGACCTGTTCTTCTGTTGCTTGTAAGATTCCTGTAATTGATTGACCTAATCTTGCATTTTTATTAACAATAGTAGTTGTTTTTTCATATGGATAATTAAGTCTAGTAATTTGTTTTTGAACTAGATATAACAATCTTGATATTTCAAGGAATTGTTCATAGCTTTCAATATTTGGCAAAAATATAGTAGAAAGATTACAGGATTCGCCATCACCAAGACCAATTTCGGCACAAGGGTTAAATCCCTCAATTGTTGGGTCTGGCCTTTTCTCACCAAGACGACCTACTGTTCTGGCGAGACCTCTATTGATCAAGCCATATGGTTCACCCGAACCATCGTATCCCTTCCACAATTCATTCATTATCTCATCGTAAGAGTCTGCATAAATAGAGTTGTTACTATTTGCTCTCCATGCTGGAATGTTTCCTGTTGACCAATTTTTAGCCCTTAAGAACAAAACATCATCAGGATCACCAATTGCAATTTGAGCTGATCTTCTTGAGGAGCCAGCAACAACTATTTTTCCAATGATGTTACAAATATCAAGAACATCAATTGAACGAAGTTTCTTTCCAACCCTATTATCAAAAACTTTACATAGGTCTGCAACGCCATCAACAAGTGCAGATGGACCAGAAGCAGTTCCTCCAAACGTCTTTAATGGTGCTCCAAATTCTCTAATTAAAATAGTTGAGTAGCTAAACGACTCTCCCGTATAGAAATATGAATTAAGGACATTGTGGAGCATCTGCCGCCATCCCTGCCTTGAGTCTGGAACTATGAAGTCAGCATCGTTTGTTCTTTCGTGATGAATTCTTTCAACTTTTTTGATTTTTGGCAATTCATGAATTTTTGAACGCTCAACTGAGAAACCGACACCACCACCAAGCATTAAATAATCAAAAATTAATTCAAAGTCTTTTGGCTTTTCAATATTTGTAAAGAAGCAATTATTAAGAGATGTCCCAGAAAACTTCTTAACCAGCGGAGTACCTAACTGCCAGAGTGCGCGACCAGAGACAGAGCATCGAAGGTTGAACATGTGGTCAAATAATTTTTCTGCATCTTGCTTCTCAAGAGGCGAACCAATTTCAACTGCGCCATCAATAACTCTCTTGAGGGTTTCAACCCAAGTTTCATTTCTGTCTTCTCCATCAATGGGACGACTGTATGTTCTAAGGTAGACAATTTCTCCAAGACCACCAAAGCCCCATGGCGCTTGCTTGTTTCTGTATTCTGAAATAAATTCTTCTGTTAATAAACTCATATGACTCCTAAAATTAAGTATTTCAATACTATCAATTTGATTTTTTGTTCGCACCGATTAATGCTTGGGTCTAATTATATTTTTTTTCGAACTCGCCGTAGCGTTCGAGAATCATATCAGCAACCGCCGACCACGAATGATTCTGGTGCAGAATTTTTGCGGATTGGGCCGCGTGCTTCTTGAATAATTCATATTCATTTGTAACATTAGTCATATGAGTTAATAAATTTTCAAAATTTGGTATTGCCCACATTCCTGTATCTGTACCGTAAATGTGAGAATGATAATGTGCCTCACCATAGGATGCTTCTAATGGAATTGCATATTCAGCAAAGTCCATACAGCCTGTAAGGTTTGTTACAATTGTTGGTAATCCAGTAGATATGGCTTCAAATGGAATCATACCGAAGCCTTCTCCATTAGTTGGATATACTAAACAATTTGCTTTATGATACAAAGCAATCAACTGATGAATATCATAAATTTCTGGTATCCCAGTTATCTGAGGATGTTCGACTGCTGGAACAAGTTGATCATTGTGATATACCTCTGCGTAACAGAAATTATTATATTTCAATATTAATTCATAACGATCATCGCCTTCAAAAAGCTCTAGGAATGCATCGACAACCATTTGTGCATTTTTTCTTTTTGAATCTCCACCAATATGAAGAAATACAAATTTATCTAAGAGTTCTCTTTCTTCTATATAGAAATCTGGGGATATACCATGTGGTATGACATATATATTGTCGTTTATACCTGCTTGCTTATATATATCTTTTACAAAATTTGAAGTTGCCCAAATTTCATTACATAATGACATATTGTATTTCCAGCCATCTGGAATTTTTGTTGATTCCCATGGTGTATATCCAACCTTATAATCATTTTGTAATTGGTAGTAATGAGGTTGACAAAAATTTATATGAAATGGAATATCTGGCTTGTTATAAAAAACACCAGTTTGTTTTGCTTGCAATGCTTTAATTGTATTCAATGCAGCATTAGCATAACCCTGGCTAGCCCAGAGTTCACCACTAGCATCAATGTTACTTAAACTGAACCAGCTAATTTTTTTCATAGAATCAATCTATACGCTTAATACTCTCTTTGTCGTTTCCGTCAGAAGTGTTTTCGTTTATATCGATGCATTTTACACCCTTTTGAATGAGTTCGTTTGCTACTTCTTCTGAAATTTCACATGTAATTGGTCTGTGCGTATAGACGCACCTAGCTGCCGCTAGATAAAAATCGCTACATTTTGTGATTGCAATATAGTCGCTATCCAAAACAACTGCTGGTCCGCAGTCATCTGATTCAACTATAGCAATAATTTCCATAAACATATAATACCATTAAATATCTTAATATATAAGACTACTTAAGTATACTTAAACATACATAAGTATAATAAAAACAGACTTTGTTCGCTTTGGCAAGCGAAGCTTAGCAACTTTTTTGAGTCTTTGCACGACGATTTGAAAAAAATCTGATAGTATTCTCCCGACATGGTATTTACAACTGTTTACAATGTATTAGATTACGGAGAAGTTGAGCTTTTAGAGTCAATGGCATCAGATCTTGATGTTGTCAATGCTGCAAGAGTTAGTTTTGTATCCTATCAGACAGAAATTGATCAAAAAGCAATTGGGTTAATTAACTATTTAATGAAAAATAGACATGCAACTCCATTTGAACACTCTGTTTTTAAGTTTAGAATTAAAGCTCCTATATTTGTTACAAGAGAATGGATGAGACACAGATGGTCATCATTCAATG